AGGCATGTGACTGGAGTTCAGACGTGTGCTCTTCCGATCTTCCAGAACCAGCAACATCTCCCATGATACTACCGACACCGTATCCCATAACGGCTGATGCTATGCCTTTTTCTAAATCTCCTGTTTCTGCCCAAGTTCCTAAACCAGAACCTATTGCAGCTCCTCCAGCAGCAGTTAACCATGTACCACCTGCAAGTCCGGGAAGAAAAGCACCACCTAACAAACTGCCTAATATAGCTCCTATAAATGCTTCTGGTTGCCCAGTTTCAGGATTTATGGTTATAGGCATAATAGACGCTAATCCTTCAACTTCTTTAGGATTAACGTGCATAAGCATGGTATCGCCATAGCGACCTTTAGAAGCTACATTTTGTGCTTCTTTTATTAATCCACCGTTTTGATATGCAGAAGAATAAATATTTCTTGGATGAATTTGTTCGGGATTTTTATCATACATTTCTTTTTTCCTTTTTATTTCATTAGCTATTCGTTCTCTTAAAAGACGTTCTTCATCAGACCATAGACCAAGTGCTTTATGAGACTTCTTGCTAAATTCATGTAATGCTTTGATTGGCGTATTTTTCAATGGGTCGCCTTGAGTTATTACATTTTGATAAGAACCCATAGGTGTTGCAGCATAAGGATTCCACCAATCTACACCTTCTTGATAATCTTTAGGAATGAGAGGATCAATAGAAGCTGACCAATCATATAATTTATCCAGAAAATTCTTTTTTATTTCTTTGTCTTTTCCCATATTATCTTTCTTCTTTGGTTTCGCATCCAAACATATTAAAACTCATATCCACTGCACTTGTATAAACCTTTACAACATCTGCTTGATTTAATGTTATACCTATTACTATTGTTAATGAATCATTTGCTGCAACAGATTTGCCATAATATAAATATTGTTTATCGTCAGCACTTGCACCAGCCACATGAACACTTAGTCTAAAAGTGATAGCAGAACCTGTGCGATTTGCTGCCACAATAGAACTAACCGTTGTTTGTGTCATATCTGGTACTGTATAAAGTACAGTAACTGTGGTTGCAGCAGGGTCTAATTGACCTAATACTTTTAAATTATCACTCACTGACCAACTCCCATTAATAAAAATTGATGTCTTCTAATGGATTTGCTCGTAACGCTTTCTTGCATTGCTTTTAATAAAGTTAAAGCATCTTCAGTAGATTGAATAGCTTGTTCTATTTGTTGTCTTGTTAATGATTCATTTGAAAAATTATATTCAAGAGGTGCTAATGGTAAAGGTGCTGTGGTTTTTTGACTCATTATCTTTTTCCGTCTGCTCTCATGTCTATTCTAAAAGAACCTAATCTCCATCCGTAACCAGCACCTGTACTTTCAAATCTAAGTATGGCTTGTCTTGTTCTTGCTCTTATAAAAGCTTGTTGCGAAGATGAATTTATACTGCTTGTCGTTAAAGTAGTTGGAGTATCTAATGGAAAATTAACACCTTTAACAGAAACAGATAACGTATCATCCGTGCTTGTAGAATTTTTAAATTTTAAATCAGGTATTATTCTTGATAAGAACATAAAATTTTCACCATCTGGTTCTAAATCAAAATCAGATGTTTCTATAAAAGCTGTCATTGCACTACCATCAGCATCATTTCCTATTTCTTGATTGTATAAATAATTAATATTACTGTCGGTTGTTTTTTCTGTAGCTACTGGATTATCTAATGAAGGTGCTTCTATCCAAGAAGTCCTTGTAAATGAATCTGTATTAGTTCCAATACTCCAAAGATTTTCTAAATAATTAAAAATTACATAACGATCTATTTCATTAGAATCAGCAGAAGGATAAAACCAAATTATTTCATTTTTATCTACATTTGATGTGCCAAATACTTTGTAAGATTGTCCTAAATTTATATCTGAAAATATATAATCTTGAACCGCACAAGGTAACGTACTAACACTTCCGGTATAAACGTAAAAGCTACCTCTATCCATAAAGAAAACTTTATTATCTGCATTTATAGCAGCATTAGGAGAAATCATAGATGGACCTTGAGCAATTTCACTAAATGTAAATATAAAAGGTGCTCCACTGTAACGCATACTTTGTATATTTTTATCAGTCCATATAAGTATTTCTTGTCTAGTTTGCAATGCTCCTATTATAGTTGAACCAGACGATAATCTTTGTCCTCCTGCTGTATTAACAGAAGTTGGAGTCCAATCAATAGAACTTTCTTGATCTGACCATCTAACAAATAAAGGATCAAGTGTTGTTGAACCTATTGCATTTGTACCAAAACATATAATGTGTCTATCTACTTCAGATACCATTATTTGCAAAGCAACTACGGGAGCACCACTTGCATTAGTTAAATCTGAAAATGCTACAGCTCTTGCACTTGTTCCTCCCGATTCATCCCAATAGTAAACACCACCTAATCGAACACAACCAACTAAATCATCACCAAAATTATCTTGTGACCAATTTCTTAATTGGTTGGTACTGCTAATATTAGTAGGAGAGCCAAAAGCTCCTGCTCCCCATGTATCTACACCCCAACCCGTTGATTTTACATAAGTATCAAGACCTGTATTAATTTGATACGAACCGTCTACGCCCGAACCTCCGTTTCCTGTATCACTTGAATTTGCGGTAACGGCATCTCCGTCTGTGTCTTTAGCAGTAAATGTATATGTATTGTCAGTAGGAATTGTTACTATTTCATATTCTTGATTTAAAACAGCAGCCGTTATTAAACCACCTAAAGTTGCTGCTCCTGAAATTGTTACAAAATCACCAGCAACAGCTCCGTGACTAGAATCCGTAGCTGTTATTGTAGAAGAGCCATTAGTAGCTGCAAATACTATGCCGTTAGTAGTAGTTGCTCTAATAGGAGTTACATCATAAAAAGAATCTCCTTCTTTTACATACAATTTTAAATGCGTACCTAAACCTATGTAATCTGTTTGTCCTTTATCTCTCCAAGAGTGCATATTTCTGCACGTTCCTAAAAAAGTATTATTTGAATTTTTCTGCCAACCACCTATTTTTTCAGGTCTGCCACTACGAAATCTAATTTTATCAGAATCAAACCAACCGCCTTCTTCTGCATAAGAAGTTCCTTCTTTATTTATTCCCGGTTTAAATACATATTTTTTTAACATTAGTTTTCTAAAACTCGTTGTTTTAATCTTTCAGCTCTATTACCTACTTGTGTAGCCCATTTGCTGTCCATCATTTCTTTTGCAGCCGTTTCAAAATCATTATCTTCCATAGCAGCAAGAAATTTTTTAAATTTACTTAATCTTGGGCAACCTAAGTTAAAACACATATTTACCATTACTCGTTGTTTATTGTCATTTAAGCCTCTCCACCAAGATAAATTTCGATCTAATTCATTGCAAACTGTATCTATATCATTATTTAAACAATCTCTAATTCTTTCTTCTGAAACAGGAGTTCCTATTGGTTGATTAATTTCAGGATCAGTATCTAAAACTAAGTGACCAACGCCTAATGTAAGAAATCCAAGATGATCTTCATAGGTTTCTGTTTTATAACCTTCATCAAAAATAAGTTCTTTAATTAATTTATTTCTATCCATCATATTATTATATATTGATTAAACCTTCCCCTACTAAAAAAGAACAGGAGCAGACTTGCTCTAAATCAATAGGGGTCGGCTATTCTTCTTTTTCTTCTTCTTTATCATAATCCCGATAAAATCTAATTATCCCCAGTATTTCTGTGATATATCTAGTAATATCTGCCATGTCCATACTTAAATGTTCGTACTCTTTACTGGACAATGTATAAAATGCTCTTCTCGGTGCTTCCTTTTTCTCTAAATTGTCTAGATACAACTGCATACTATCTGGTGTAAGTATCTCCCAATCCACAGGGTCCATTTGTACTTCCATTGGTAAAGGTGGATGGTACATCGGTTGTTGTTTAGCAATAGTAGTTACGGAAACAGGCTTAACTCTATCTCCCATCATAGAACAGCTTGAAGCCACTACAGCCAAACTAAGTATTATCGCTAACTTCTTCATCAAATTGGTTGGGGTCGGTTAATTTTTCTAAATTTTCTAAGACTCGTTTGGATGCCTTATTTATTTTGCTTTGCATGAGTTCTGGTTTCGCTAAAGTCAATTCATCTAAGTCATGTTTAGCAAATGTTTTTCTTAACTTATTAACATTGCGCATAGCTTCTTGTTTGTCTTTTTCTAAAGAAGCCATGAGAGTTTGTGCCTTTTTTTGATTGTTTAAAGCAGTTTCAATAGCTTCATTCTGTTCTTGAATCTTGGCTTCTAAAATCATCTGATTACCTTTTAATGTACCAATCTGTGATTGTAATGAATTAACCCAAAAAGCGGAACCTGCTACAGTAGCAAGTAATAATCCGCCCATTATCAAAGCTATTTTCATGGTTAATTTGCTAAAGGATTTTTGTCTCCATCCTCTAGCTTTTCAATATCAATAAGTATTCTTTCTACACTATTGGTCAGACCAGCGATAGATGCTTTCATATTAGAGAGTTTATCGTTGTTATCAGGAATCTCTATACCATCAATTTCTTTTTCTAAATACTCTACTGAAGTTTCAATAGTCGCAAACCTTTGTTCTATGACTTGT